CAGGGGCGGAATCCAACATACCAGTGGTACGGGTACGAACGACCATACTTACTAGGGGACACCCGTAGGGGGCCCCGGCAGCCAAGGCGAACCTTGTCCGGGAACCGTCCTGATGCCGTAGTACTACACTACGACTCGGGCTCTTCCGTTCAGCTTTGGCCATCAAACGTCAGAGCGGGCGAGTACGAGGGCATCCGATAAGACCCTGGGGCCGGACCTCCGGACTCTGTACTCGCGTCTGCGTGACGCCACTCCTTCCGCGGAACGGACGGCGAGGCTTTAGCCCACCAACGCCGTCCTTGGACCTTCGTCGCCGAAGCCAAGCCAGCCGCAACCCAGCGCTGGCAGGTCCACCGCATCCAAGAGCTTGCATCGTACAAGCAACACTAGCACGTGGCAAGACCCGTGCTTCATCCCTCACCGTCAGTTGCCTACCGCTGGAAGGCAGGCAAAGACATCCCGAGGTCACAAGGGGGACGCCAGGAGCGCGGCGCGCAAGACAGCAAGCTGTCCCGAACGCCCTCCTGGATGCCGCTCCCCCGGACAACACGACCTTCCTCCTCCAAAGGCTTCACGGCCCACACTCTTTTCTTCCCAGGGGGACAACCAACCCCTCGGCCGCAGGCCGGCTTCCTGTTCCAAAGAGCAGGAAAAGAACCGACACGGTACCTCAGACAAGGACAAGTCTGCGGGTTGTGAGGAACGGATCGGTGGGCCATTCGTCTAAAACGAGCCCCACCAAGGATCCACTCCCGGTACCGTTCCTGTACCCCCGAGGCACGACAGTCACGTCGGTACTCCCATAGGAGGGCACCCCGTGAGGGGGCCTCCTGCCAAGCGCGATCGCAGAGAAGTCCAAAAAAGGACTTCTCTACGACCCGCTGGGAGTGCCGAGCGCGGCGGCCTCGGGCAAAAGGTACACGCTCCCACCCTGGCGGTGGGCGCGTCCACATCAACCTCCCTGGGTCACAGGGAAGGGGATCCTCTACCCCTACCGATTCCCGGATCCAACACTCACGGCGGAAGAGTCCAACGAAGGACAAGTCTTCCGGAGCGACATGGATCCCGAAATAGGCAACAGAGCGTCCAGAGGCCCTCACAGCCGCCGCCCTCCTGGAGAGGAAAAGGCGAGCAGCCCGGGAGAAGGCCTCCCCACGATAACCGCGAGTGCAAGCCCGGAAACCCCCCCGGAGAGAAGAAAAACTCTCCAAGGGACGGACAAGAGAACACAAGCGGGTCACGGGCAGC